TGTAATTTCGTAACAAGTAATTTTGTACAACTCTGAACTTCCTTCAAAGTCGAATATAGTTTCGTCAGCATCACCAACATCAGGGTTTGTTTCATAAAGTATTCTTGGGGATGTGTCCCTCTTACTTTTCTCAGTGTAAAGCTTAAATCTTTCTTTAGCTGTTTCAGTAAATTGTCCGCAAGATCCGTAAAAATCTTCCCAAGCATATTCTTTTTCTTCATTAAGGGTCATTCCTTAACTCCTTTCCATTAAGTGATTTCAAATACTCATGAATCACATAAGCATCTGGATTTTCATAACCTTTCGTAGAATACAAACACAGATTAACTCCGAGTTTGGACGATGCCCTACGAAAAGCGTTCGCTTCTATAACCTGCGCTCTAAAACCTTGTGTTTGATTTTTCATGCCGTCATAGTCGCCTGTTGATTGCACACTGTACGGTCCCTTACCATCAATTTCATCAATGGTTAATTCCCATACGCTTGCTTCAATCTTTCCTTCGTTGTCAAATAAATCTGAACCGGGTACTTTCCTCCATGAAAAGTTCCCTACGGTTGCTAATAACTGCTGTACCGTGTTTGACCAACTAACAAACAATAAATCTTTACCTGCTTTGGGTTTAGTTTCTATAATTTGTTTAGCTGGTGGTTTGGTTAAAGATATTAGTTGTTCATTCATACTGTTACCTCCTCAGTTAGCCAACCAGCGTGCATCTTAGCCGTCTGCAACGACACCTCAGTAGGACCACACGCCTCACAAATACTTTGATACCTGCAATAACGACAATTCCAAGGCTGTCCCTTACCAGCACCATACGCAGGTGGTTTCTCTACCAACATGTCCACACCGTTGTCATCGAATACAACAGCGTCAGGTAACATTTCTTCTGACAATGTTTGTTGTACGCTACGGAAATTATCTAACTCTTGCTCTGCTATTTGACGTGGCGTGAACCCATCATACAATTCCTCGTCTAACTCAATCACAAACTCCAACATGTCTCCCACTTTATGCGCTCCACGGAAACCCGACTCTTTAGCTAAATACACCATCCATAGATGCGTAACTCCTGGTGTTCCCAAAGCGTACAAGGCTGCTTGTGCAACGTGTTGTCGTTTAGGTATTCCAGTTTCTTTGGCGATTTTAAATGGGTAGCCTCCCATTGTTTTGATCTCAAGCAACCTAGTTTGCCCATCGACTTGAACCACTCCGTCTGATGAACCGCTAAGGCTGACACCCAAAGGCGACAAATCTACCACCTTCTCAAATTCACCGCCATACACATGACCTATCGCATTTTGGAGCAATTCGTGCATACTTGTCCCCAACGAAAACGCTATTAATGTGCTTGTATCAAAGCTATGAGCCTCCGGGAACTTAGCAGCAGCAAAGCCACGCTGACGGAGACAGTTGAGGGCATCAGAGCAGCGCATCAAAGTCCCAGCCGCAGTAGGCTTCGCACCATTCTCCTCATTATCATCAGCTAAGAACCGCTCAAACGATTCCCTAGCCGTATTACTATATTGCATATTCTTCCCCTAATCTGTAAAAGGCAACCTTACGCTTGCCATTGTTCGGATAATCCATCTTCCGATCTATCTTCACGCCAAACTCTTCACTGAGCTGACGCACTCTGCGTTGCCAATCACCCTCGCCAAGGTTCTCCCTAAAGTCAGTTGCTGAACACCAGCCGTCATTCAACGTGTACCCAGAACGGTGACTACGAGTCAACGCCATGTGCAACTCCCAACGAAGAAAGTCATACACACGCTTGCAATTATTACTAGCATCTTTCAGCTCTTTAAACGCTTCTTTTTCTAGGCCAGGATAGTTACCTGACCTTGCTTTTGTCGTAACGCCGAATGGTCGATGGCAGGTGGGACATTTGCCACCTGCCACCTTGGTAACCGCATCAAAGCGATCAATGACCATTTGCATCCCGTTGCTATACGGATTCTGCATCGGCATCTCCGTGAATAAAATCAACAAACGCTTGCTGTTGAGCCACTACTAAATTAACCATCGCATACAACGGCTTATGATACTCATTATCCGTTTCAAATGGCTTCCTACTTACTGGTGTTGTCACTGTTTCCTCCTTGTAACTTACACATAGCTTCCCGAAACTTTCGGAAAGCAATCAATGATTTCATATCCTTACTAGAACGGCTCAGAAGTTTTCTTATCATCGCCATAAAAGTCTGGGTCTGTCATTGAAGCAAACAAAGCATCATCGAACAGTGCTTCCTGCAATAACCATCGCAGATGCTCACCATCCTCAGTGCTTATGTCTACACGCACCTCATTGTTTGACACAATAAAGTCACGATTCTTTATTTGTATATACATCCGACCATCATCAAGAAGAAGACCTATATCTTTTTCCGTGACCGCTGGATGCTGGGATTTATCATTAAATGTCATACAGTAATCATAACAGCACCGTATGACAATTACACGTTATTGCATAATACGACGACGATACCTAAACCGTTCAGCAGCAGTCATACCAGCACGAACACCATAAATAGGAAAATCAATGTTCTCTTCCTGAATCGATGAAGCTAGGCATTCTTTCTCAACACGACAATTCATACAAACCCGGCGAGCCTTACGATGCTCAGAACTGTACATCAAACCAGTCAACCCACGACAGTTAGCCTGCTCCCTCCAATTACTCATAAACAAACAATACAGTATGTTGCAAACATTGTGTGGAACGTATACCCTATCTTATAAGGAATCCTCCTTATTGTTGACACACAGAGATCCGCACCTTGTCCTATCGGGTGCGGATTTTCTGTTTACGAAAAGGTAAAGGTATCGCATGATAGTGAAAAATTTTGCGTTTTCGGGGAAAAATGGCCTGGACTGTCGAGAGTGGGTAGGCGTGCAAAAGCCCCAACCGGAGAGGGGTCCAGTTGGGGCTTCGCAGTGGGGGGCTTGTTGTTGTTATTCTGGGAAGAACCCTAGTTCAGATAACGTCATGTGTTTGTTTCTTTTGTCATAAACTTTGTGGAATTTACCCCAACTAATAAATTCTACAAATGGGTCCATGTCGTCACCTGTGTTTTTTGCTTTAGGTGCTTTTGGCATAGGGAAATAACGTGAATCATGTTTATACCTTGCATCACTTAATGCATCAGTGTCAGCCATCCATTGCAAGTAGGCTTTGGCATCATCAACTTCTTCAAACATTAGATAGTTGTCGTTGGCTACGCCATCCGTGTGCCAGCAAATAAAATAAGCACCAAGCCATTTACCACTACCGAATAAACTGTTATTAATTTCGTATCCGAAAGCGTCACCGTCTTCTCCTGTAATTTTGAAATCGCCTTTGATGTTGTTACTAAGCACATCTCTCGCAAGCTCAACCACATTCTCTAAACTTTCAGAGTCTTTGTATCCATGGTCTTCTCTCCAAGCCCAGTACCATTCGGTTTCATCCCATGCCAACATTTTGACATAGTCGGGATCATCTTCATGCATGTCTTCAAGAATATGGTCTTGATACCATTCTGGGCATTCATCAGAATGGTGTTCATACGATGCTATGTCCATTAGTATTTTTTCAAAATCAACAAGTTGACTTGCTGTTGCTTTTGGAACGTTCACATCGACCTCCGGCATGGTGTCATAGTTTGGTACAAGTATCAAAGCTTCTGATGTGTGGTCATAATCAATATTGGTGACGTTAACAACGTAGCCGTCAACATCTTTTAATGGTGCTTCCACGGCTACTTGCGTATCATCGTGTATTCCATAATCATGTAACCATCGTTTAAGATCGGCTACTGTTGTTAATTTATCTTTTTGAGTCATTTCTGACTCCTTTCTTTTATGTGATGTATCCAAGCTGACGGCAGTGCGATCAGCAGGAAGTTTATTATTATTTGTATGTACTGGTTCATTCATTGTTCCTCTTTATGCTCGGATGTAGCCATTGACTACATCAATTAATGTTTCTACAGCCCATTTATTAGGGTCGTTTATTCTGTCACTTGGTAACAAGTAATCCACATGACTATAACCGTCTTTGGTGTCATGGCGAATCGGATTGGTATTTCTGATATCAAGTTCTTCATTTACAATAATGCTGGTAAGACTTTGTGTGCCATCCCAACACCAAGCACCTTCAGTTGGGTAGTAACCAACAGCAAACATAAATGAGTCCACCGGATATTCGTATTCACCATAAGTCGGAACGTCTTCGTGGGTAATAAATATCATTGGGAAACCATCTTGAGAATGCTCTGGATGCAATTCAATACCGGCACAGTTTCCACCGGTATGTTGCCAAAAGCAATTTACTTGTTTTGGTACAGAATCTTGGAGTTGGATTTCTACCAATTCCCAAGTTTCTGTAATGACATTGTCTTCTATAGTCATAAATCCTCCTAAAGATTTAGTTGTTGACACCATTAATTCTAGCCCAACCCAAAGACAAAGACACGTTAAGGTATAGGTAAAGCGATGATAGTGAAAAAAATTTTCTCTTCACTTGAATATCTAGGCTAGCGGGCTGGGGCCTGGATGGGGGCAGCCTCTGAGATAGTGAACAATTTTTGAGGGTCTACGGGTAAGGGTCAAGGTTAATTTTTTTGTCTGGTGCCTTCTACGGTCTACGTTTTGTGGCTTTTTTGGTGTGTTGTGCTAGGTCGATAGCCAACGGCTATACTAAAAGTGTCAACAATTTAACCTTTAAGGAGGATTTTATAAAATGACTAATGTCAGTATTAAAAAGCGTGCCGGTACTTTGCCGGATTTGTCGCCTAACTTTTTTTGGACAGCTCGCAAGAGATCCGAAGATCTAAAAACGGTCGGTGCTATCCGTTCGGCTTTCTATGGTCTAGCGAATAAACCGGCTCCGTTGTTAACTTATGAAACTGCCAAGACTGAAAAGGGTGACGGTCTGAAGATTGTTAATTTGTCTTTGGCTCCTCATTCAATGAGCGGTTTTAATGTTTGCCCGTCATCAACTAAAGAATGTCGGGAGAATTGTATTGGACACACTGCCGGATTAAATAAATTTGAAACTCAACAAATAGCTAAGCTGTGGAGGACTCAACTTTTATTCAGTGATTTCTCATGTTTTATGCGTTTGCTCCTTGCTGAGTTAAATGCAGTGGTTCGGAATAATGGACCCATTGCGCTAAGGCTTAACACATACAGCGATTTAGATTGGTCACGATATGAGGACTTGATCCGTGACGCTATTGGTCCGCAATCAGTTCGGTTTGAATACAGCAAACGAAAAGCCTTTGTTTCGGGTGATCGCTCTGTAAGCCATTCTAAGCAAAAAAATGACTTTGACCCTACCGATAGTCCATGGAAAAACGCTGTTTTTTATGCTTTTTCGGGTCGTGGTCTTAAATTCGATAGCCCTACGTTTTTAAATTCTGTTATTGATAGGGGGCATAATGTCGCTTTGGTCGTGGATGAATTGCCAACGACTAAAACGCTTTGGGGTAAGCCTTGGATATCCGGAGATGCTAACGATAGAAACGTTTATCTAGTAGACGGTCATTATTTGCTACTAACTCCTAAGGGTACTTTGTTTGATGGTTCTAACTTTGTTTATAAAGTGGGTAACTAATGGGCGATAAGAATTATCTACTGTTAACTATTCTTTGGGTTGTTTGGCTATTTCGTAAGGGGGTGAATAAATGAAGCTGATTAGATTCTTAAATAGAGACGCTGTAATGATCACGTTTATTTTCATATTCGGCGTTATCGGGTTACTTCTACAATTCGGAATTCTTCCCGATATGGCTAGATCATTGAACTAGCGTTCAAACCTTTAGATTGCCTCCGAACCTTTTACGGGTTCGGGGGCTTTCTTTTTTTTGGTGATGCTTTGCTGGTGCTTGATAGTGAAACTAAATACTTGACCAGGAGAGAAACAACTAAAAATTTTTGAGATAGTGAACGGTTTTAATTTGAGGTCGATGATTACGCAAATTCAGTTTTTGCCTATCAAGATCAGAAAGGAACATTAACTGATGAGATCAGAAACCAATTACTAAAAAATCACGGCGCTAACATTCACGAACTAAAAGATTTCGTCAACGACTACGGCGGCAACATCAACAACGCAATCGTAATCCTAAACTTCTTCGGATACTAAACAACAACCACCACCGTTTTTAGTCTCGCCGGTTACCCCTACTTCTACTTTCTTTGTGGGTACGGGTACCCCTATCGGCTTGGTTTGGTCCGGCTTTGTCTGTTATGGGGTGATATGCCGAGGTGCGGGGGTGTATACAGTAATGATATTGGTGTTTTGGGGGTTTTGGTTTTGTTGTTCGATGTTGTTTTGTGGGTTGTGGGTGCTTGTTTTTTGATTTGTTTTGATCGGTTGTGTTTGGTGTTTGGTTGGTGCGTGTTTTGTTGGTTTGTGTTTGGTCGTGGGTTTCCCTGGGTTCCTCCCAAGCATTGAGGTTGCTTTGACCTTGTAGTCGCTTTGTCTTTTGCGCTACGCCGTTATGCACGCATTCCCTTGTTTGTGTTGTCATAACGGTCCGATAGCCCTTTGACGGCTGACACACCCAGAGTTAGTGGGGCGCTTCTTGCGAGCGTTGCTGTGATGGGTCGAGGGATCACAGTTCCCTGTTGATGGTTTCTGGTCTTGTGTTAGTATATCGTGGCTAATGTTTTTTGAAAGGGGCTTTTTGTGTTTTGTGAAGATTTTGATAAAATAATTGATGATGATAATGACGAGGTGTTACAGTGTGGGTTAGAGAATCCAGACATCTGTGAGAGCTGTCAGTAAAGGAGATTATTGTGGCGTATGGTTATGGTAAGCCTATGAAGGCTAAGAAGAAACGTAAGCCTAAGAAAAGGAAGAAGTAATGCCTGCTAAGAAAAAAGGATTGTATGCGAATATTCATGCGAAGCGTCGCAGGATTAAGGCTGGGTCTGGTGAGCGTATGCGTAAGCCTGGTTCTAAGGGTGCGCCTACGAATAAGGCGTTTAAGCAGGCTGCTAAGACAGCTAAGAAAAGAAAACCTGCTAAGAAGAAACGCTAATGCCTAAGAAGAAAGATCCTCGTTTGGCTAGGGTTGGTGTGTCCGGGTATAACAAACCTAAGCGTACACCTAAGCATCCTACGAAGTCGCATGTTGTTGTGGCTAAAGAGGGTAACAAAATTAAGACTATTCGTTTTGGTCAGCAGGGTAAGACTGGTGATAAAGGCAATACTGCTCGTTCTAGGTCGTTTAAGGCTCGTCATGCGAAGAACATCAAAAAAGGTAAGATGTCGGCTGCGTATTGGGCTAATAAAGTGAAGTGGTAAATGGCTCCTCGCAAAGTAGCAAAGCCTAAGGCTACGGCTGCGTATTATCGTAAGAATCCTAAAGCTAGGGCTAAGAAAAAAGCGTATGATACGAAGTATCATAAGTCTGCTAAACGTCGAAAGTATCGTGCTGATTTGCAGAAGGAACGTCGCCGTCGTGGAATTGTTGGTAAGGGTGGCAAAGATGTGTCGCATAAGAAGGGCGGTGGGTATACTTTAGAAAGTCCTTCTAAAAATAGGGCCAGGAATAGAGGCAAAAAATGAAAGATTCGTTAGAAGAAGTAGTTGATTACCTTTATACAATGGTTGAAGAAATGGCAAACAATGACAGTGATCACAACATGGAATCTATTGTTGCTGGCGTTGGGCAAAGATGCAGTTGGGCTATGAATGGCATCAGGTAAAGCTACACCAGTAGAAAAATGGGTTGAATACCTTATTCTTCGACGTAGCAACAGCATTTGGAAAGCAGCAAAACAAGCTGGCGTTAACTATCATTCAGCTAGAGATAACGAATCAGGCGCTGCATCTACTCGCAACTATGTGGTTGCCAAGGAACAAGTCGGCAAGCTAGGCGTATCTGACATACCTAGCTATGAAGAATTAGATCCTGAAATACAAGAGTGTTGGGACAACATAGAGAAATTTGCGTTACGCTATTTTGGGATTATCCTACAACCGTGGCAGATAGAAGCCACTGAGAAAATTTTTTCGCTTTTTGAAACACCTATAGAGGAATACGTTGTTATAAATGCACCGCCGGGCAGCGGTAAGTCAACGTTTTTCGCTAAGGTGCTTCCGGCATGGGCGACAGTCCGTAATAGGGGTATTAGGGGAATGCTCGGTTCCTCAACGCAACGTCTTGCTGAATGGTATACACGGCGTTTGCGTGCGGAGTTTGAACGTGAGCATGTTGCCCGTGCCGAAATAAACGACATTAAATTAGGGTTAGCGGTTGACGCTGAACGCACATTACAGCAAGACTTCGGTCAGTTTAAACCTGACGCTAAAGAAATATGGCGTGCAGAAGCATTCACCATTGTGCAACCAGGTGACGTAGCCTTATCGCAGAAAGAACCGTCATGGTCAGCGTTCGGTATGGACTCTGGTTTCCTAGGTGGTCGCTTTGATCTTATTATTTGGGATGATGTTTGGGATCCTCGCAAGATGCGTAACTCGGAATCTCGTTCTGACATGTATCGTTGGTGGGATGAGGTAGCTGAAACACGGTTAGAGCCGGGTGGTTTGCTTGTGTTGCAGGGTCAGCGTATGGCTTCTGACGATATTTACCGTTATGCTTTAGATAAATTTGCTCCGTTAGATGAGGATTACGATGCACCCGAAGTAGATAATGACAAGGTAGATGGTGAAGGCGAACGTAAGTACAGCCATCTTAAATATAAAGCTCATTATGAGGATAAATGTGAACAGTTACATGGTTTAGACGCTCCTCCATACCCTGAAGGGTGTTTGTTATATCCTCGACGGTTGCCGTGGCGAAAAATACGGCATGTGAAAGCACAAACACCTGACCGATACGAAATACTGTACCAGCAAGAGGACTCTGACCCTGCATCAGTGCTTGTAGATCCGCTTTGGATTACTGGCGGGCAAGGCAAAAACGGTGTCGATTACATTGGTTGTTGGGACACTGACCGTGATTTGTGGGAAGTGCCACGCTATTTGCCCGGTGATGTAATGGTCGTAGCGTCTGCTGACCCGTCACCATCTAATTTTTGGGCGTTGCAATGCTGGGCGTACTGTCCTGACAGCGAATACAGG